AGACCTTGAGCCCCGGCAACGGGGCTCTTTTTGTTGCCTTGTTGTGTGCTTACACTTCCAGTACCTAGACCCGCTCACGGAAGCGACGGCCCTCTGCGGAGGACACCCAGAGTGAAAGGGAGAAGGAGTCGGGTAACAACCCAATTCTTCTAGGAGTACAGCAATGGCTGCCCCTAATTTTGACGCTTCACGTCTTGGCTTAGTCAATAACGCCGGCGGTGGTTCCTGGGCAGGCGATAACGCCCTGTTCCTCCAGGTCTACGGCGGCGAGGTCCTGACCGCTTTCCGTAAGGCGACGGTGTTCGAGAGCCTGCACAAGGTTCGCACCATCTCCTCCGGCAAGAGCGCCAGCTTCCCGATCATCGGCCTCAATAGCGCTGCTTATCACACCCCCGGCACCATGCTGACCGGGACCCAGGTGAAGCACGCTGAAGCCGTCATCAAGATCGACGACAAGCTGGTGTCTCAGGCTTTCCTGGCTGACATCGACGAAGCCAAGAATCACTACGACGTCCGCTCTCAGTACACCACTGAGATGGGCAACGCTCTGGCCTACAAGTTCGACCAGAACGTCGCTGCTCAGATCGCTAAGGCGGCTCGTACTGCGACCCACTTCAACACCGACCTGCCCGGCGGTACTCGCATCAAGATCGTGGCTGCTTCCAAGTCCGCGATCACTGGCGCTCAGCTGGCTACTGCGCTCTTCTCTGCAGCGCAGAAGATGGACGAGAACAACCTCCCCGAGGGTGATCGTTACTGCTGCCTGGCTCCGGCTGAGTACTACAAGCTGGTGCAGACCACTGATGTGATCAACCGCGACTGGGGCGGCCAAGGCGCTTACGCCGACGGCACCGTCCTGCGTGTCGCTGGCATCCAGATCATCAAGTCGAACCACCTTCCCACCACCAACCGCTCTGCGGCTTCTGGTGAGAACAACGACTACAGCGCTGACTTCACCAAGTCCGTCGCTCTGGTCTGGAATCCGATGTCTGTCGGTACGGTGAAGCTGATGGATCTGCGCACCGAAATGACCGGCTCCGACGTCCACGCCCTGTGGCAAGGCACCTTCATGGTTGCTTCCATGGCGCTGGGTACATCGGTGCTGCGTCCCGACTGCGCAATCGAGATCTACACCGATGTGAGCTGATCACTCACCTGGGGGCCCTTCGGGGCCCCTTCCCCTTTATCGAGTTGACCGATGGCCTTAGCTCGCACCACCTACCTGGAAGCGATCAACCGCGTCCTCCAGATGATGGGCGAGGCGCCCGTCAACAGTCTTGCTGGGCAATACGGCCTCGCTCAGCAGGCCGAAGAAATGCTCAAAGACATCAGCCGCAAAGTGCAAAGCGACGGCTGGTCCTTCAACACTGACTACGAGCGGGACATGACCCCAGACGCCGCCACCAAGGAAGTGGCCGTGGGTCCCAATGTCAGCCGTGTTGTCGTCGATCCGTATAACTACCCATCGCTGGATGTGGTGCAGCGCGGCGCCAAGCTCTACGACCGCCGCGCCAATACCTACCAGTTCACCCAGCCCTTCAAGGCTGATGTGACCTACATGCTGGAGTGGGACGAACTGCCTGAGCACGCCCGCCAGTACATCGCCGTCAAGGCCGGCAGGCATTTGCAGGAATCAATCCTGGGCAGTGCAGACCTGAGCAAAATCAACATCACTGCAGAAGCAGAGGCGCGGGCGCTGTTCCTGGAGGAAGAGGCCTACGTCAGCCAGAACAACATGCTGCGTGGCAATCCGAACCACACCTCTGTATTCATGACCTATATGCCCAGCCGGGCCCTGCAGCGTTGAGCCATGCCTCTTGTCAGCAGCTCCATCCCCAACCTGATCAATGGGGTCAGTCAGCAGCCGGCTGCTTTGCGCCTGGCTTCTCAGGCTGAGCAGGTCGTCAACTGCATGCCTTCCCCGGTGGAAGGCCTGAAGAAGCGTCCTCCCAGCTACAACATCGGCAAGCTGTTCTCCGGGACTGCTGGCACTGGCCGGCCTTTCACGACCATCGTCGACCGTGACGGCACCATCCAGTACCTGGTGCTGATCCTGGATAACGACATCAAGGTCTTTGG